ACTCAATGTTTCTGGGCCAATTACAGGATTACTTGGGGATGCCGCAAAAGGTATTTTTATGCCAGAGGCCGCATCTTTTTTGAGTGATATAAGGGATGTAATTTTTCAATCATTAAAAGAAAAATTAGGAGCACAATTTACAGAAAGAGAGGGCGATAGATTGGTCGCCGCCGCTTTTAACCCATATTTGGATGAATCACTAAATGTTGCAAGATTACAAAGGCTGTATGCAACTATAGAAGAGGCCGCTCGAGCAAAACAAAACGCTATTACTTATTTTAAAGAAAAAGGAACAATCAAAGGCTATGATATACCAGTGTTGGATTTTGACACTTTGTTAGATGCTGTTTCCAAAGAATCTGATTTTGAAAACATGACCGATGAGCAAATAGAGTTATATTACGAAAACGCAGATCCCCTCGAGCAAGAAAAGATTTTAAACTTTCTTAGAAAAAGAGGTCAATAAATGTCTTTGTTAGAAAGATTAGAGGCTAAAAAAAAAGACAACGGCGCACAAGAGGATGAGTCTTTAACAGGCGGCGAGGTTTTAACACAAGCAATACAAAACATACCTTCAAGCGCAGGACAATTAGTTTCTGACATCACAATGCCAATTCGGCACCCAATAATGACAGCACAATCATTAGCAAGTCTAGGTAGAGGCATTTACCAACTTACTACGCCAGGAGAACAACCCGACGAGGCTACAGCAAAAGCTGTGGGTAAATTTTTTGCGGATCGTTATGGAACATTTGAGGGTTTTAAAAAGTCTTTCGCGCAAGATCCACTAGGTATTTTAAGTGATATTTCTGTGGTTTTTACAGGTGGTGCCGCGGCCGCGGCAAAAGTTCCAGGCGTAGCTGGAAGAACCACAGCAACTATTTCTAAGGTTGGTGATGTCATAGATCCAGTTTTAGGCGGAGCAAAATTAATCGGAGCAACTGCAAAAGGTGTGGGTAATGTTGCTACTCCATTGTTAGGATTAACAACAGGAGCAGGCGCAGACGCAATATCAACTGCTGTAAAAGCAGGTGCATCGGGTCCAGAGGCACAAAAATTATTTTTAGAAAATATGCGAGGTCAAGTTTCACCAGATGAAATTGTGCCAAAAGCGTTACAAGCAATGAAAGATTTGTCTGGACAAAAAACCAAAGATTTTAAAAGCAGTAAAAAGCAATTAGCGTTAGAAAGCACGCCAATAGTTTTTACTAAAATTACGGACAAAATAGCCGACTTTGAAAAATCAAAAATGTTTGAAGGCATGTCTGAATTATCGGCTAAAGCGCAAGATAAACTAAATAATATTAAAAAAATTGTAGCTGAGTTTGAGGCCAATCCAAAACTTCATAATGCAAAAGGTTTAGACATACTTAAAAGAAGGATCGACGCTGAATACCCAACAGGTATTAATGTTGGCGATGCGGGCATGGTTGTAACTGATATAAGAAATTCAATTAAATCGCAAATTCTTAAAGAAGTTCCAGAGTATGGCAAGGTAATGAAGGATTACGAATTAGCAATCAATTTAGAAAAACAATTTAGATCTGAATTATCTTTGGGTAGAAATGCTAATGCTGGAACCACATTAAGAAAACTTCAATCTGCAATGCGTAATAATGTTAATACTTCTTACGGTAACAGATTGAACATGCTTAACATGTTAGATCCAAGTTTGGTCACAGAAATTGGAGGCCAAGCATTGAATGCTATTACTCCAAGAGGTTTACAGGGTTTGACTGCTGGAGCTATGGCTGGTTATGGTGGGTTTTTTAATCCTGCCGCTCTGGCTGGATTGCCTCTTCAATCTCCACGTTTAGTCGGAGAAACAGCATTTAAAATAGGTCAACTGCAAAAATCTTTACAGCCTTTAAAAAGCAGGACAGCTTTACAAACGGCTAGGTCCGCAAGATTGTTTGGAGAGTTTCAAAGAGCAACAGATACGGACGATCAAGCTGAATTGCTTAGACTGTTGTTAAAAAATCCAGACCTGGAAGATAGCACAGAAAGTTTTAAGAGCAATGAGATAAATGATCTAAAAGGAGACGCTTTGCAGTTAAAAGATCAATTCGGTGATGACGATGATGATACAGATGTTTTAAGTTTGGCCGAAGGCGGTGATGTATCTATGACAACAAACAATATTGTAAATGATATATTGCTTTCGTATAGATCTGCATTTAGTCCGGGGGAATTACAAACCGAGCCATTAAAGAAACAAGTTATGTCTATGTTGAGAATTGAAAATGATTTAGAAAATCCAAAGTTTCAAGATCAAATATACAAAGAAATACAAACATATAGAAATAGACTACAAGCTGACATGAGAAAAAGTAATTCTAATGAAATGGACTCTTTAAAAAAAATGCAAAATTTATTAGATCAATCTCTAAATAAAAACATTGAAGATGGTTTTGCTACTGGCGATGAAATGATTATTGACCAATTAAAATATGCACCAAATTTATATCAGAATTTTGTTGATTTTAACAACGAAGATGATGCTATTGATACAAAAGAAAAAATAGCAAATAAAATACTACAACAGATAGAAAACAATGATTACACGCCGAAAAATGTAGTCAATCTTATGTTTGCTCACAAACAGTTTGCTCCTAATCAAACCATGCCTACTTTAATAAATAAATTACAAAGCACTTTGCCAGAGGACAAATTTGTTGACGTTAAAGATATTTTGAAAGACGGAATTATTAGCAAGGCATTTAGTGTGAGTAAACAACAAAGCAACATTGCAGAAAATTTTTCTAATGTGATGAACGGGCAAAAAGAAATTGTAGATGCTTTGTTTTCACCAATAGAAGTCGCAAGACTAAAAGGGTTTAAAAAAAATGTTTTGCCAGGTTTAAATAAAGAAATTAAGGATAATCCAGAAAATATTAACAATATTATGATTTCAGCTTTGGCCAAAAAAGACTTATTAAATTTTGCAAAGCCTATAGCGGATGATAGTTCGTTAGACATAGCAAGACAAACTTTACAACGTTTTCAAGAGCCTCTTGTGACGAAAGATCCAAGCCTAGAAATAGACGTTGACGAAGGCTTACAACTAGAGGCTATGCCTATGCAAATGCCTATTGAAAACATAGATCCACAAATGGGATCACAAAACTTACAAACATCTATTAGTAATTTTGCGATGCCATCAATAGAGCAACCTTTATTTGCGCAACCAAGATCAGAATTATCTTTGCCACAAATAATTTCACCCACAATATTACCCGACGAGTTAGATCGTGAGATCGCTATGAGGGAAAGTGGTATTGCTGGTTTAGGGTAAAAGAGCGTTCTGTCGCAAACTACGCTCTAAAGTTCTGGAGGGTAGGCTTGAAAAATTTATGAGAAAAGTGCCTAGCCGCGACTAATCTTGTGACTCTGTTGCCTGGATCATGGCCCCAACTACTTCATAGTCTAACTCATAACCCATGTGAGATTTTCCATTTAATTTAACTTCTAAGTTACGAGATATTAACCTTAACAACGCCGCTTGTTGATGTAGCGTTAGTCGGCTGAATAACTCTATAACCTCTGGTGCCTCAAGCACTGGCTTATATGATTGTGGCGTGGTTTTTTTAGCCATGATGTTTTTAAGCATTAAAGTTTAAACAACGCCTCTGTATTCTTCTTCGGTATGAGCCTCAAGTCTTTTTAATCTTGCATACTCATTTTCGATAAGAACCTTAAGCTGGTCAATTTTAGATCTTCTTTCCATGTCGCAAATCTTTTGCAAAAGATCGTATGTTGACACATCAACTGCTAAACTTTTCCTGGTTTTATTGTCTTTAATATCTTGTTCCATGAGGGGATTGTATACGCTTTTGCACAAATATACAATTAAATATTAAAAAATGTATGATAAAATAATTTTCAATGTATCAACTAAAAAACTACCTTCTTAGCATGCAATCTCACTGGATGATAAACCAGGCGACTTATGATGCGGTCCAAGAAACAATACCCATAGTGGCCAAGTACCATGCCGACGCTGGAACAGAGAAAATGGCAAAGACACCAATCCATGGTATGGCCAAGAAAATATATCCAGACGTTTATAAGATTCCATTATTTCGCAGGCAGTTTTGTAAGCTCCTGGTCAAAGAAATTGATAGCATGCGAAAAGAGATAGGGTTTGAGGGCAACAAGGATGAAGATACTTTGCGGCAGATCCCAGAGATTGTATTGAAACAACAATGTCCAGAGCTTTATCGGAACATGTGGTTTGTGGCCCAGACAGTATTAAACCCAATCTTTATGGCAATCTGGCAGAGGAGCTGTGGAGATCCAGCAAGTATACAGATTGCTAACTACAACCTAAAAGATAAAAAGCAGGGAGCCTGGCACCACGACGAAAGCGCAGATATAAGTGTGGTGGTTCCGCTTAACACAGGAGATTATGAAGGCGGCGGGACCGAGTTTCATAATCATGGGGCCATCAAACCTTTGCCAACGGGCCATGCTTTAATCTTTCCTAGCTTTACACAGTTACACAAAGGTTTGCCAGTAGGATCTGGTGATAGATATTTATTAGTCTTTTGGTTGTGCAACAAAGACCGCATTTTCAACCTATATCAAGACCTTTTCTAAAATTTCATAAATATACAAATTTGCATAAATGTATACATTATGTTATAATGGGTTTGGGTCGAGGTTTTATAAGAATATGAAATCGCCCATTTTCATGGAGAAAAATTTATGGAAAAACCAACAAAAGGTGAGATGGCAAAAGTAACCTTTAGCACTCTGGAGAGGATTTTAGATTACTGCGATTGCTGTCAACAGTTAGGTGAGCAACAGGTGGGTAAATACAAAACCCATCGTAGCATACCTATCGATACCTGGTTATGTGTGCACCACATCGAGGGCCACGCCGAAAAAGGTGAGCTGGTCATTTGTGCTGATTGCATGTTAGATGCACAGAAAGAAGGCATTAAAGTTATTCACAATGGTGAAAAGCTAAATGCTGAAACTTCTGGGATGCAGTATTTTAGAAAGGTCCCAGAAGAGTCTAACTCTTAGCTAATAACCAGAGCCGAAAGACCCTCCGCAATGGAGGGTTTTTTTTAATATAGATCTCCAAGTTCCACAACCTGTGGGCCCTCTAAGTTAAACGGTTTAAAGTCGCCAGACTTCTCGCACTCTAATATCATGGCAAGGGCCTGTTCGTTCTTGGCTCTTGCATATCCGATTGCCTCGGTGGACATGGAGTAAACCGCATAAGGGTATGGATCTGTTTTGGCCTGGGCCAGAAACTTAAATGTACCTGCTGGTAAATCTAAAGCCTTACAAGCATCTAAATATAAAGCGGCCTGCATGTGGTACTTAAAATTATTGATCGCTTGTTTAAAACCTCTGGGTGATGCGTCACGGCATGTTTTGAGATCCCAAACATCTTGGCCGTCATACCAATCCATTCGACATTTAAACTGTTGGCCGTGCCACATAAAAGCAAGTGAACGTTCCACTTTGTGTTCTGGTTTGGGTATGTAATCTTTGATGATACCTCGGCGCTCCATGCAAAGGTCGTAAAGATCTTGAGTTATGACCGTGCGGTTGCCAACGGTTCCTAAAAAATCTTCATAGGTTTCTTTACCCACTTTTGTTCTGCGATCGATGTTTGGTTGAATCACAAACTCATCATCAAATTTATGATGCTCCAGGAATACGGTGTGTTGGACCCGACCTTCCAGCAAAGCTGGAGTCTGTTGCATTGGTTTTGCATGTTTCCAGCTGTACGGACATTTAATGGCCGAGGTTAGATCGTGAGATCTATAAGCTGGGATGCTTGCATATTCTTCGTAAGTTAAATCGTCATATATTCCTATTTCAAACTCCACTTTGAGCCTCCTGTATTTCTTCGGGTGTTAGGTTAAAACAATTAAGATTGCCAGCCACGGTACGTCTTTCTCCTGGGCCAAAAAAAGGATAGACACAATGTTGCATCCAGGACGGAAACATAAGTAGCTTGCCAACCTCGGGTTTGATGTATCTGGATTGCGATGGCCGCAAACGTTCTGGATCTGAGGTTTGGTTTAAACCATAAGTAAAATTAATAAAACCATCAATGGCACCAGAGCTATTATATAAATCATAATGTAATTTTTCTTCTTCTCCAGGTTTGGTTATTTGATCTGGCACTTTGGTCCAACAAGTAAAAGATATACCCATGGGTGATTTGGTTAAGTGATCGTGAATCGGATTGTAGTCACCCTCGTAGCTATGCACCGACCAAAGCTGATCCATTTCTATTTTTTTGGGATGTATTTGGGATTTGGTAAACTCAACAAAATGTCTAATGTAACTAACGCCTAAATTTTCTACCACTTGTCTAAACTCAAGAACTTCTGGTTTAGTAAAGTCAATTATTAATTGTTCGCCTTGATGTATCTGGCCAATCAATTTATCGCCAGCAGATTTTTTGTTTTTATCTTCTCTTAATTTGTCCAAGTGATTGTTCAGATCATCAACCATTTTGTCTGACATATCGTGTTCGACCATAAGGGCCGCTGGCAAAGAAAAAACGTTGTAATGAATGTCGGTCAAAATTCTATGGGTTTATTTTCTGCGTCGGCCTCAACCTGTTCGATGGTCCATAGATCTTCTTCTGTGGTTCTATCATGTTCGCTTAGTGCAATAATTGCATAATGCAAAACTTTCATAAGATCTTTGCGGTGATCTGCTTGATGACCTTTGCGACCATATCGTTGTGCATACTTAAGTATGTTGCCAATAGAAAAACCTATGCCGTGACCGCAGTCTGATATAAATTCTGTGGATTGAAATTTGTTTTTGGAATAATGTCCACTGTAAGTGGAGTCAATATAATCCTTAAGCTCCTGGATTAAATTCCCTTCATTAAACCTGTAATTAACTTTATTTTCCATAACTTCTCCTTAAAAGGTGTGGGTGGCTTGTGTGAATTGGAAGGTTAAGCCACCCACTTAGCACTTTAGATGCTAAAACGGTATGTTAGGTTCGTCGTCTTTATCCTCGTCTGGTTTGGCCAGATCAGCCAGTCCAGGTTCAGCAGGTTTGGTTTCTACTTTCTCACCATCTTCT